CGACTCTTATGATTCCCTTCTGTTTGGACTCATCCAAGCTTCAGCCCACAGGCACCTGCAACTTTTCGCGCATGGACTCTGCCAGGTTGGTATGCAGTTCTGCAATCAATGCCGATATTTATGCGGTTAATTACAATATTTTCAGAGTCCAGAACGGCATGGGTGGATTGCTATACGCGAACTAAATATCTAAAGTATTATTAGTAATATGTCGGGAGGACTTGCAGAATTGGTGGCGATCGGTGCCCAGGATGCACATATCGTCGGAAATCCCGAGATAAGCTTTTTTCAATCATCCTACAAACGTCACTCGAACTTTTCCAGTGTGATTGAACGGGAGGTCATTCAAGGCGTTCCTAAAAATAACGGATTCTCGACGATCCGCTTTGAACGCAAGGGTGATCTTCTTTCTTATGTTTACCTTATGGCTAAAAATAGTTATAATACTGTTATACAACCCACATGGTCCACTATGATAGATAAGATCGAACTTTACATTGGAGGGCAAAAAATTGACTCTCAGGACTATGATTTTTCGGCTTACATTTCCACTGAAATTATGGCGAATACACTTTCTAAGAGTATATTTGGTCCAGGTCCAAGTGGTAAAGACAATACCAACTTTTTTTACCCTATCAAATTCTGGTTCTCTGAGAACTGGCAGTCGGCACTCCCCTTGATTGCCCTCCAGTACCACGATGTGGAGATGAGAATCTACTGGGGCACCGACATCAGCCCATTGGATACAGCCATCACGACCGCGATTGCCAACTACAAGGCTGCACAAGCTGTTGGATTTACTGCAACAGAAGCGCCCAACACCTACCCCAATCGCGCCACACTTGAGTCTACATTCAAAGCAGCCGCCGATGCAGTGGAGGCTGACACTGGAGTTACTCTTAGGGATGCACTCACTGCCGCCGGTATCACAGGATATACTGTTGATGGAGCTGGTCTGATTACCGGAGATGTTCTTGCGGACAGCGGATCGCCAAACTATAGCGCGACTTCTCTTACCTACACGGCTACAGATGCCATTCTTGTTGGCAGTTCGTCAATCGAGGCATGGTCCAGGTATGTTTTTCTGGACGAGCCCGAGCGTCGCATGATGTCTGAACGACCTATGGATATGCTTATTCATCAGGTACAGAATATCCCGGCGCCGAATAACAAGACGACCGAACTTCCGTTCAATCACCCGGTTAAGTTTATTGCTTCCACCGCAAGCGCGTTTGCTGCAGACCAAAAGGTTCTTCTTCAGCTTAACGGTACGGATGTAGGTGAAAAGAAGCAAGCGATTCCACATTACACTGCGGTTTCGGCCTATCATCATCAGACTCAGTCTGGAACGGATGCAGCCAATAGTACTACTGGATACTACAATGTAAAACTGATGATCCCCTTCTGTCTGGATGCCTCCAAGCTCCAGCCCACCGGAACGTGCAACTTTTCGCGCATGGATTCGATCAAACTCATCAACGATTCAAGTATCAATGGTCCTATCTATGCGGTCAATTACAACATTCTCAGGGTCCAGAACGGGATGGGGGCTCTGCTTTACGCGAACTAAGTTTTCTAGCAGTATTGACGGCCTTTTCGGCCTGATCCTTGGGCATAAACATGAGCCAGGCGACGGTCATCCTCTCCTGGGTAAGAGTTCCGTCCTTCTTCATAGCGGCACATGCATCTTGAAATTGCTTTACGTAGTCCATAATGGAATTTCAAGGAGTTTATTATTTAATTAGTCTTGGGGACCTTGAGCAGCGGGACATCCGCCGAGAAGCACCGAGTGATGCTATTGGAGGGCACCGGACCCACGCGCTGAAGGTCGGTGATGGGCTTGAGCAGATCAGGACCCATCTTGGTGATCAGCTGGCGGTACTGGTAGTTAAGAGGATACGCAATACCATTATCAGCCATGATCTTATCGTTGATCAGCTGGTTAGAGGTGTAAATAGTGAAGGCGCGACCATCGGCCATACCAAGACGCTGAGACATCTTTTACTTATTCAGTAGATAAAAATCTCTGATCCTCTGGTGGAATGATTCTTTCTGATGTACCATTCTGTCATTCTTTTCCTTGAAGTTTATGAAGTCCCCCTCGACTAGTGGATCATAAAGAATTCTGATCAAGAACTTGTATGCCATGGCGATATCCTTGAAATTCTTGGCGCCCGACATTACGATGCTACCGGTTTTAAAAACACTGACCGTCATGTTGAACATCTTGGCTTTCACCGCCGAGTAAGTCTCTGGACTGTAAGATGGCTTTTTCACAAACTTTTTGTGTTTCTTGTAAAGATCCAACAAAGCCATCTGATCGATGCCGTGAGGGAGACGGAACGTTGCATTGATCATCTGTATTTCCATGGGTGACACGGGATTGTTTTTGGTCTCGGGAAAGACCTCATCTACTATTTTTTGGATCTCCTGGATGATTTCCAGTCCTTCCATTGGTGTAGATGATCCTGTCACGTGAATCTTCCCGTTCGGAAACAACTTGACAGAGCGCTTTTTGGTTTCGCCGACATCCTTTGACAGTGTCAGTGAGTTGTTGAAATGGGTTGTTCCCATGTTCCAACCACCGGTCCCGTCGACAAACTTCTCCTTGAAAGTCGCGAGAGGGGTCGTGATGCCATCCCTGCCTCCCATGACCGTCATCGTAGACACTCTAGGCAACGTGGGCTTAGGTTCCTGGATTTCATCACGCGCTTTGATGACGTTTCCAAGAAAGGTTCGAAAGTTTTTGGCTTCCATATTTAAAAGTAAGACTCCTCACTTCTTTAATATGAGATGTGGTCACTGTAAAAGAAAGAAGATTATCTGCGTTCCATGTGCTTACTGCGATCACGCGTCTCTGTGTACCTCTTGTATTCAAGTGGAGTTTCACGAGTGCCCAGGTATCCTGAATAAAATTCAGTTCGAGAGGGATACAATAGAAAAACGAAACCCTAAAATAGAGAGCGTCAAAATTACAAAAATTTGACGAGCGTCATAATACTGAGGGCTATGAGTATAGCTGAAGCAGCGTTACCCGCGAAGTTTGCAGCGTCCATACTACCGACCATGCCCTCCTTTTTTACGGTGATGGGTTCGTTGGGTTTGGGTGTGTCGTTCCAAGGAGGCAGTGAATATGTTCGCTCTGGTACTGGTTTCCTGTTCAGTGGATAATTCTGAGATCCCGGTGTGCAGTAGTACGGGGTTCTCCACCCCGCGGCGATGGTCTTCTCGCACCCCTGACTCGTTTCTGTCATGTGGGTTTCAAGTGGTCCTCCGAGCGCATCCCCTACGGGGCGAACGGCGTTAACAAGCGCCACCTGGGGTTCATCTGAGGGTTTATATACCGCCTTGTAAGCACCACCCAGAGGGACACCCGGCGTAAAATTCATCGGGTCGGCGTACGGATTTATCTTATTGATGGAAATTCCATCATTCAGTCTCATGTAGGACGACATCCTTGCTAGTTATACTGTTGAAATAAATTCCCACTTGAGAATTTCACACATGTCCTTCCATATGACATCCTGTTGAGTGAGTTTTTCCTTGGACTTCAAAAGTGGAAAGTAGGGAAGGTACTGGTCTTCTCCCAAAAGTTCGCAGAATTTGTAAAGAACGTATGGATAACTCAGAAAGTTCTTGCGATCCTTGGGACACACCTGGTCAAAGGGTTCCTGTATTTCATTGAACATGAGTCTGAGACGCTCTTCGAGAGCGATCGGCATTTCTGGCGGTCTCACGCCGGTAAGAATATTGGCAATATAAGGGATGTGTTCATAGTATTTATTTTGGCGCATTTTTTTCAAGAGGCCTCGTACCTTGGCGTGAGTTATTTTAGATACTTGTTCAATACGCTGTTTCTTGAGTTCATAACGCAATTGTTCTATCAATTCATCTGGAATATTAGCCGTTTCTTTACCTTGAAATTGCTGAACCCATTCATTGAAATGATTCTGTCTTTTATATGAATATTGAGTATTCTTTGAAATGTCCTGTTCGTCTTGGTAGGATAATCTGGTGGCTATATAACTCTCGCATGAACCACAATCCTGACATACGATTTCTCCTTCGGTCTCATTTTCGTGCACATTTGTAGAATTACAATTTTTACAATTATCGTTTTTGTTTATTGTATCTGTAGTATTAAAGTCTGTATCAATTGCTTGTGTAATATCTTGTTCTACTACGCGCATATATTCTAAAAATATATCACGACGACAATTCTCTTCGTGATATCTTTTTATATAAGGGGATGCCATAGTTATGTATTCATGTAAAGCATTTTGATCATTCTCATATTCTTTGATTTTTGTGTTATATCGTTCGAGTAAACTCATTTAAAGAAAAGTATCGTTATAACTTTAAATGTATAATTTTCTCGTCAAGCTTGTCGGGTGGTGGTATAACGAGGATCCCTATAAGGTAACTATGCCTTTGAAAATGATCTATGATATTAATACAAAAAAAGATTGTCTTTTTCCTTCGCCAGAGTGGAAGCGAATTATGGAGGGCTGGCCTTTGATGAACTCAGGAGAGACCTATATCACGTGTTACTATCCAGACTTCAGGGATGCCATTTACGTGTTGCGTAGAAAGAAGCCAGAGTGTGTTGAGAACATTCGTTATGAGCAGGAATATACCTACCGCGGTGCACCTTATTCTATGGTGACCAGAGACCCTATGCGCAGGATACGTGATATTGAAGAATCGGAAGGAATGAAAGGGCCGATCATGATTAACAAGGTCGAGGCAGTCATGGAAAATGGCGAAGTGAAGATGTGGGATACAGCTCGATTTCTGCGCTACGCCGGACCGAGGTCGGACTTTCACAACGTCAAAGACATCCGTATGGAGGATCTATTTGATGCCAATGAAGAGGTACCAGATGAGTGGCACGTCTATATGTTTGGTAAAAAGATTGTTATTAAGAAGAATGAAGAACTTACTCCTCGCACTTTGGTGCCAAGTAGAATCTAAGTTCACCTAGTGAAGTAACCTTATACTCCAGGACGAGAGGCATCTCCTCTCCGTGGTGGTGAAGTTTCATATTGGAACACATTGATGTTGCCTTTGTGAAAAGATTTAGATATTTAAGTGAAAATACATCTTTCATAGAATCGAATTTGGTGGTATCAGAGTCGATGTCATATTCAGTGTACTGTTCTGCAAAGTCACCAGTGCATCGGAACCCAATCTTTTTGAATGATCTCTCTATTACAAGTTCAGAACCAATATGCGAAATATCTCTACACAACCGCTGAAAATCTACGGTCTGAAAAGTTGTAATACTCATTACCACGAGTTTTGGTGCTTCAAACATCTCGTCGTTTATGTCCAAGAGTCGAAGGTTGAAATGACTTTTGCTCTTTTTTGTACTATTTTCAATAGAAATATTTAGTACATGATTTTCTTCAATCTTCATTACCAGTACATCATTTACTGTGACAGACTTCAAAACACGAAAAACATTTGTGGTATTAATACCAACAATAATTTCATTTTCACATGAATATTCTTCAAATTGATTACCATCCAGAAATAGTTCTACCATAGCAGTGCGAGCATTGTCTAGGGTCAACATGTGAATCCCCTTTTTGCTAAAAGATACATTAACATCGTTGAGGATGTCTTTGAGAACCTCAAAGATGTTTTTAAATGCAGTTGCTTGAATAGTTTTCAAGAACATTTACTAGAATCATTGCGCGTTTTCTTTAATTCGCGCACATAAAGATCTTCAAGAAATTGTTTGAATCCAGAGTCCCCACGTTCCTTGATGAATTCTTTCCACGAACTGTATCCTTGTTTATACGAATATGTATTTCCAAGTGACTTTGGAACTTCTTCTGGGTTTGTGATCATTTAGTTAGTTGTGGTTTTCTTGTTTATCTTGGCTTCCAACTCGGGTGTCATAAGAGGCGCCAGCGGAGCGCCATAGGATTCAAGATCAAATAGACCTGGTGCCGAAGTGGGATTTCCATCAAATGATGCGAATGCCGAATGATCAAAGGATTCCACTTCACTTGGCATCATGGAAAGAACCCACTGCTTGACTTCTGGACCCATCAAAGGTCTCCCGTCCTTGGTGATCAATGCTGGAACATGGGTAAGCACCTTGCGATAATCTTCTGGAACAGATTCTTCGTGAATGTTTTGGTACTTGATCTGATCCTTGATAGGACATTGATCCAATAGATTGAATATCTCAAGACAGTGTTGACAGCGTGGACTGTACAACATGATGGCAAACATGCTTTCTTACAAGCGTTGGTGAATTTATCAGGGGATATAATTTCGCACCAGTATATAAGATGCGTATGCAGACTATATTTTTCATCGTGCTGGTTGTCGCGATTGTGGGATACCTTGTCATGAACCGCGAGGGACTCAGGTGGGATCGCGGGTTCGCTGGATTCCGTCCCGCCGTCACCGGTGTGATAACAGAAGGTAATCTCGAGATTACCGGAAACCCAGTAGAGGATGTATCGATCAAAGCATTTATGATTAAGAAGATTTTGGACGCCACCGTCAATGAAATATTCAATACACAAGGGCTGAAAATGTTCCCAATTGAAACTATCTTCATTCAAGTGTTTGATTCACCGGACAAGATTAGCGAACTCAAACAGAAACGCCCAGACGTTTATGATTCATATGTCGAGTTCCTTCAGGCTCGTGACAAGAACGCCTTACTCACCAGGGACGGAGACGGCACTGATCAAGAACAATTAGCTCGAACCGCACTGATCAACTACCTTGATCAACTCAAGCGAGATCAGAACTATTCCACGGTTCCTGATAATGTTCCAGCGACGTACCGATGCCGTTTCCTGCTTCTTGAAACAGAGCGCTTCTACGGTACCGAAGTGGACGTTATTGCCATTGGAGATGAGGATGGCATCAAGATTCAAGGTATTACCAGTCAGCCCTTAAAGAACGGCGAAAAGATCAAGGCTTTTCAGGATACACTCACTGCAGGCGAATGGATGCCCTACGATACCATTGCCAACTCTAACGTGCCCAACAAGAGCGCCCTGGCACTTGTCGATAAGGCGATCAAGGACAAGTGGGGCGATGGCGAAGACATGAGGTATAGTAAGACCGTTTCCGCTGCAACCGAGTGGCTCGCCAATAATCCAGACGAGGATACGACAAATGTGAATTAGTAAAAACTAAAAGATTAATAGAAATGCCCTTGAGGGTGGACGAAGTTCAACAGATCGACCACAGAAAACGAGAGCTAAAAAAGAAACTCTATACGGAGATTTACGAACGCGCCAGCACCAAGGTGAGGCAAGTCGCTGATTTGGGACTGCACGAAACTTGGGTTCAGGTGCCTTCGTTCCTTATAGGATTCCCTTCATTTGACCTGAACAAGGCCGCCCAGTACGTCGAGCGACAATTCATCAACGGCGGTTTCTTCACACAATTATATGAAAATGGTCAATTGTTTGTTTCGTGGTACCCCAAGACGTCCAAAAAGTCCAGTTCCAAGCCCAAGTCCAAGCCCAAAGAGCCGGAAAATGAGTTTGCATCCCTCGCGAACCTCAAAAAAGCCGCGGACAAATATCGCTGAATTAAATACATTTTATCAGTAACTATGGACAATAACCTTAATGTTCTTGTGGAGGCCAAGAAGGAACTATTGAACCAACTTTCGTCCACAATTTTGCCCAGCGCTCTGGACTGCATGGACTCGCTCTACGCCGAAGCCAAGGTGGAGACCCAGGGACGCAACACGCTCAAAATGTTTCAGGAGAAACTCGCCAATATCCCTAAGTGGAACAACTATCGGATCGATTCAGAGGTCGGCAAGTGTGTGGATAGGTGTGGTGGATGCCTGGATGAGATGACGGCGGCATGCTTCGTGGCCACGGTCAAGATCATTTCGTCGGTCAGGCTCTCCAAGGACTCGCGCAAGGTGTCTCTCAAGATTCCCACCAACGACGTTTTCGTGCTGGGCGTCTACACCAACGTCGCCAAGCGGATCTATGAGGATCCCTACATCTATCAGGAGGTCGGGAGCAGGAACGACCGTCGCAAGGATCTCATCAAGCGGATGGAAGGGGTGGTCGAAGAGACGGTCAAGGAGATGCTTCCGATCAATCAGATCCTGAAGACCTACCTTAACAAGAATGCCGTGGACGTCATGAACGGTGAGACGATCGAGCCCGAGCCTGAGCCCGAGCCAATGGAAGAAGAGACTGGTATGTTTCCAAGCGAGGGGGAGATTCCCGTGGGAGGTGAATATGATGAGGAATCACACGAAGAACCTGAACAGGAACCGGAACCTGAACCGGAACCTGAAATGGCATCAGAAGAACCGGACATGGAACCACCTCAGGAGACCAAGAATTTTACGTTCAACGACAAGATTATGAGGAGGGCGCCCATGACACCGATGGACGAAGAAGAAGATTTTTCTATAAATCCCAATGCGAACCGTTAAACATACTAAAATCTGCTTTATGTAATAATGATCAGCGATTCGCTTAAAAATCCTTTGATCGCGGCTTTGGTCGGTGCGGTCGTCACAATGGCCTACATCCAGTTGGTCGCCCGTATCAATCGCGAGGCGCCTCCCAGGAATGCGGACATGATCAAACCGGCGATTCTGAATGCCATTCTGGTAGGCGCGATCGTCTATCTCGGCATCTCTCAGCGCGAGGAGATTTATGAGACGCCCTTTCCAGAAGTTAGTCGCGGTATGTAATTAAAGATTTTACTCCTTTTAAATAGTACGAAATGGCCAGTGTAGATACATTTAACGAACTTCTTCTACAGTTTGTGGATGAACTGGCTCACACGTTCCCAGAGAATACCATTGTGAAGACCTACAGGAACACGGTCGGCATGCTGATCAAGAAGGATGCTGGTGTATGTCTGGAAACGTTTATGAAAAATGTGAAGCCTCACGAAGATCTGATTCGCAATCAGGATGAGAAGATCTTCGAGGAACTTTCGCGTAGCTATGGAATTTTGAAGACCCTCGACCTCGAGTCCATGTGGAATTCTGAGCTTTCGGATGGAAGTCGCTCGGCGATCTGGCAGTATGTTCAGGGTCTCTACGTGCTCGGTAACAACGTCAGCGAGGAGGAGATCCAGGCGTCCCGCCAAACCAAGATGGACTTTTCACCCGAAATGATCAATAAGATGTTTGCACCCCAGGGCGAAGATGTCGACGCCGAGTCTAACCCCTTTGCCGGTATCCTTGGAAATCTTTTGAACCCGGCGATGATGCAGGAGATGACCTCCAAGGTCGAGCAGCAGTTCGGCGACGGTCAGGGAGGTCTCGATGAAGCGAAGATCATGGGCGCCCTTGGCCCGCTCATGGGAAATCTGAGCAAGATTCTTCAGCAGCCACCCGGTGCATCCGAGTGAAAAAAATAACTAGTCAATAAATAAGAATGGAACAACCGTGGTTTAGAAATCCATCGCATCTGTTTGCCAAGAACAAGGTGCTACTCTTTTGGCCTTTGGCCAAGCAGACCCCCGTGGAGAGGCTCAATGCCGCCACGAGGTTCATCCTCTACACCATGGCGATCCTTTACGTCATCAATCGCGACATCAGGGTTATTTACCTGGGTCTCACGGTTATCATGGTCATGGCTTCCATGCTTCTGGCGGGAGGCATCAAGGAAGGCATGCGACCAGCTTCGTTCGAGGAGGAGGGGGTCAGATTCAACGCGACCACCCCAGGGCAGTCGTGCGAGCAACCGACCAAGGAAAATCCCATGGCCAATGTACTTATTTCGGACTACGTGGACAACCCGAAGCGAACGGCGGCGTGCTATTACCCGACCGTCAAGGACAAGGTGAAGAAGTTTATGAACGACGGCACTCCCACCGACCAGGCTGACGTCTATTCGAGCCGAAACCAGGCGTCCCGTGCCTTTTACAGCATGCCGTCAACGACCATCCCCAACGATCAGAGCGCATTCCTTCGCGGTGCCTATGCCCCGTTGATGAACAAGGTCTGTCGGGATAATACCGATGCTTGCTATCCCAGTGACGCGTCAATGTTTGGACAGTCCAGGATGCCCGAACTTCAGCAGCTCAGAGGAACTTTCGGTGGCACCACTAGTTAAAATCTCTGGTGATAGTAATATGGCTTATCAGCTCAACACGTCAAAGGTTCTTTTGGATGCCGAGAGTCTGCCAGTGGATTGCGCCTACGATCACGTGATCGCGCCTCCGGTAGTCAGCAACCTCAATTATGCAGGTTCGGGTCGCGCTTCGACACCCCTCTACGGGACGGCCCCTTACATGGCTGGCAAGGGGGCTCCAGGAAATCTGATTCTGGTCGAGGACATGCTCCGGCCTCAGTCTAGCACGTTCTTCAAGAAGGGCTATGCCGGTCGCCAATACGACTTCCCTTCAATGGAGATGTCTTGCTCGGTGCCTCTTCGTACTCGGTCGTGGGATCCCGCGAGCAGCCGGGCGAATGTTCAGAACGCCGTTTTTGATCGTCGTTATCCAGCCTAATTTAAATCTACCCTAGTTTTAATATGGACCCATTGAGTCTTGTGGCCTTGTTAGGGATTGCTGTGGCGGGTCGTCAAATCGCCAGCAGTGACCGCAAAGAAGGTTTTACTCCAGCACCCGTTCCGAACCGGGAGACACAGCAATTGCCGTTTTTTGGCAACAATGTGAATACTCCAACCCAGGAATTGACAGCCGTGACGGATCTGTTCACCGGGACGTTCAATCCAAATAATCCGATGGGTGGCGTCATCAACCCTAAGAAAGAGGTCGTGGCAACCCTTCAAGATACAGCACCCAATGCACAGTTCCCGTTTGGACAGCCCGTATATAATCTGTATGATCGCCAGAATGTCTCGAGTCGCATGAACAATCTGTCGTCCGCCGAGCGAAGGTTCGTCGGTCCCGGTATCGGCGTCCCGGCCAACGTTCCCGCCTACGGTGGCTATCAGCAGCAGTTCCGCGTGATGCCCAATAATGTCGGTGCCTATCGCCTGACCACTCTTCCGGGCAGGTCGGGTCCCGCCAAGGATTTTGTTGACCGTGGGGCAGAGCGTATAACGGTGACTCAGAACCGCCCCGAGAAGACATACCAACTTTTGGGCGCCGAGGGAAAGCGTCCTCTGGAACAGGGTCGCGCGCAGGGTCAGGGTGGAATGCTCACCGGACAGCGCGAACGCGAACAGTATGTGAAGACGCAGCGACCCACCATCCGCTCGGAAACCACGACCCGCATGGACGGTCTTGAGTTTGGTGCACCTAAACGCATAGTATCCTCTGCAACAAATCAGGACACTCCTACGCGCAACAAGGCAAACTTTGTGGCGCGAACCAACGACGTGGCTGCTCCCGGAATCCACTCGTTCGAAGGTGCCTACCAGAACACCCAAAATACTATCCTTCTGCGTCCCGCCGAACGCGGCAACAAGGGCTACACGCCTCCGGGTGGCCGCATGAACGTTCGCGGCTCGGCCACACAAGTTCAGGGCAAAATCACCAAGACCCGCGACAGTCTTTCCACGGTCGTAGAGGGAGGCGCCGGAAACCAGTCCATCGCCCAAAATTACGATATCACTTGGAAGCAGAATAACAATGCCTACAAGGGAAATGCAGATTTCAGGACAAACAACTTGGGCCTTGCTGTCAAACAATTGGACAACAATCCATTCGCTATGTCGCTGGCACAACGTTAAACATCATAAATCCTACACTCTAGAGCATGAGGTTCTTCCTTACAGAATAACTCCATGGCATCCAGTTTGTTCTCTTGTTCACGAACCTTTTGATCGTGAAGACGAGAATAGAGCTCCTCGTGCTCCATCCAGTCGTGGACATGCTCGTGAGGATTTTCAATCATCTTCTTGGTGGGTCTCTTCAGTTCGGTGCGCTTATTGAACATGTACGCAGGCACGTTCCTGAACAAGCAACTGTAGTAGAGCATATTTAAAAATAAAAATCATTATATTTTTAAGTATGAGACACGAGACGATCGCCATGGAAGTTTCACCCCTGGAATTTGAGGGCATCAGGACTATTGACTTCGACGCCCAGGTGGATGACCATGAAAAAATGGTGACTGTCACGATGTCCAGATACTTCATTGGGGATCTACATGATGAATGTGTCAAGAAGGCAAAGAAGATATACAAAGGATACAGGGTTAAAACTAACATGGCATTGTAGACTAAACTATGGAGACAACTACCATTGAAGTGCCAGTGAACCCCTTCCACTACGATGGATTGCGAAGTATTGGAATACCCATCAAGGTGGATCACAAAGAACAAATGATCTACGTTGATTTCATGTCAAATCAAGGAACCAAAATCATGGAAAATTTCCTTTCAGAGGTCGGTCACACGTTTCCTGGCTATGAGATCAGGGTAGCCAGGCTTGACCAGTGAGAACCGCCTTCGCGTACTTTGTGGCGATCATCGAGTGGATCATCGGCCAGTCCATGACGTTGCTGGCGTTAATAGTTAACCCAAATGGATTAGAGTTTACGTAACGGACAAACTCCTTGCCGTTCTTTTGAGATTCGGGTGAAGTGTAATGCTCCATCTTCTCAAAAGAGCCCTTCAGCCAGTGAACATGCTTTTCATTCTGAGGGTCGAACCTGTCCATCGTTATTAGTTGAATATGTTTTTATGTCTTTAATTAATAGTAATGAGTTCCATAGACAACTCTTCTGATTTTGATGGAGGGATTGTTGCTTCAGGGAAGAGAGGTGTCATTCAGTTGAGTGACGGGAACTTTAACCTAACTTCAAATAAAGATCTAAAATCAGATCCAGTGACAGGAACTGTCACAACAACGGGACTAACAACCACTGGTACGGTTTTTGCTGCTACTGTATCAACATCGAATCTCGTGGCAGACACGATTACCAATCTCACCGTTGTAGGCGATGCAACCATAACAGGGAATGCCATAGTGGATGGAACTATTTCTTCGGCGGGACTTACATCTTCTGAAAATATTACAATTACAGGAGCTGGAAATTATCTCTCCTCGTCCGGTGTTACAGCATCCAATATCAATGCCACATCAAATCTGTATGTCAGCGGTCCTGCTGACGTCACTGGCACTCTTTCTGCTTTGAGTATGACGACACCTCGTCTGAGCGTTTCAGATCATGTATTGATCACTGGAAATTTGTCAGTAACAGGAGGTTTTGTCACAATTACGTCAACTAGTACAGAGTCATTTGCACTGAATGTTCAAAATGCAGGCACCGGTCCCGCTATTGTAGCAAATCAAACAGGACTTCAGCCCGTAGTGGATTTTCAAGATGAAGGTAATAGTGTGTTTTTCATTTCTGGTGGAGAAGGTGTCCATCCAGCTGCATATGTAGGTATTGGAACAACTACACCAACTAAAAAATTGGACGTTGTCGGAGAAATTAGAGGTACTAACTTGACCGCGACGGGGATCTTGGATTCTTCTAACGTCAACACATCGAATCTTTATGTATCAGGACCTGCAGACATTACAGGTACATTAAGCTCGTCCAACGTTAACACATCAAATCTTTATCTATCAGGACCCGCTAATATTACAGGAACGCTAAGTGCGTCCAATATCCAGACCTCTAACCTCACGATCACCAATCTCAACACCGTCACCAACGACGCCTTCATAGGAGGAACTCTAAGTGCGTCCAATATCCAGACCTCGAATCTCACTGTAACCAACCTCAACACCGTCACCAACGACGCCTTCATTGGGGGAACCCTAAGTGCATCCAACATTCAGTCCTCTAACCTCACGATCACCAACCTCAACACCGTCACCAACGACGCCTTCATCGGAGGAACCCTAAGTGCGTCCAACATTCAGACCTCTAACCTCACGATCACCAATCTCAACACCGTCACCAACGACGCCTTCATAGGAGGAACCCTAAGTGCGTCCAATATCCAGACCTCTAACCTCACGGTCACCAATTCTCATGAAGTTCTCGGCACTCTAAGTGCGTCCAATATCCAGACCTCGAATCTCACTGTAACCAACCTCAACACCGTCACCAACGACGCCTTCATTGGGGGAACACTAAGTGCGTCCAATATCCAGTCCTCGAACCTCACGATCACCAACCTCAACACGGTCACCAACGACGCCTTCATAGGAGGAACCCTAAGTGCGTCCAATATCCAGACCTCTAACCTCACGGTCACCAATTCTCATGAAGTTCTTGGCACTCTAAGTGCATCCAACATTCAGACCTCGAACCTCACTGTAACCAACCTCAACACCGTCACCAACGACGCCTTCATCGGAGGAACCCTAAGTGCGTCCAACATTCAGACCTCTAACCTCACGATCACCAATCTCAACACCGTCACCAACGACGCCTTCATTGGGGGAACACTAAGTGCGTCCAACATCCAGACCTCTAACCTCACGGTCACCAATTCTCATGAAGTTCTCGGCACTCTAAGTGCATCCAATATCCAGACCTCGAACCTTACGGTAACCAACCTCAACACGGTCACCAACGACGCCTTCATCGGAGGAACTCTAAGTGCATCCAACATTCAGTCCTCTAACCTCACGATCACCAACCTCAACACGGTCACCAACGACGCCTTCATAGGAGGAACCTTAAGTGCGTCCAATATCCAGACCTCTAACCTCACGGTCACCAATTCTCATGAAGTTCTCGGCACTCTAAGTGCGTCCAATATCCAGACCTCGAATCTCACGGTCACCAACCTCAACACCGTCACCAACGACGCCTTCATTGGGGGAACCCTAAGTGCATCCAACATTCAGTCCTCTAACCTCACGATCACCAACCTCAACACGGTCACCAACGACGCCTTCATAGGAGGAACCTTAAGTGCGTCCAAAATTGATTCTTCAGGAACAATAACCGCAAGTGATAGTTTCATACACGATATTGGTTCAACCAATCCAAGTGATTTTTTGGCCCTTACAACTCCAGGTTTTACTACAGCAAAATATGTTTATACAAAAGCTATCGTTAATGAGGCTCAGGTGGGACTAAGCCCTGCTGCAATTGTATTTGGAAACAACAATGTATATGGAAGTAATCAAATTTCACTTGTGACTAAAGGTAATACAATGTTATATGTAGACGACAGCAATGTAACCGTACCAAATTCCAACGTGTCTAATTTGGCGTCTATACAACTTATATCTTCTGAGATTCCAAATGATGATTGTTTGCAAGTTTACAATACAAACGGAGCATTGAGAGCAAACATCCAATATAACGGCGACGCAACCTTCAGAACCATTACAGTTTCCAACATTCAAGGTGGGTCACCATTGACAATTGGTGCATCAGATGGAGTGACTATTACATCAGACGTAGTCGTCAATAACGGGGGGTCTTTTACAGTAGGAACATTGGTTTATGAAACACTCACGTCCACACCAGGTCAAATGGCTAATCTCGAAGCTAACATCATTACGTCTTCAAATATAAATGCTACTGCAAATCTTTATGTAAATGGTCTAGCTACAATTGATGGAACACTCACCGCATCTTTGTTGTTAGGAGATGGAGGTTTGCTTAGCAACACCGCGGCCCAACCAAATCTTCAAGGCGTGACAGATCAAGGCGCAGTCACAACTGCCACAATTGATGTAGGTGGACTGACGACATCTGGAACCATCACGACCTCTAACATCACGCACGATTCGGAACTCACCATTACATCAAACTTGCTCATGGGATCGGACAAGACCCTGACGACCTCTAACATCACACACGATTCGGAACTCACCATTACATCAAACTTGCTCATGGGATCGGACAAGACCCTGACGACCTCGAACCTCGTGGGATCGTCCTTTCTGACCGTGACCGCCAACACCAACGTGGTCGCGGAGTTCACGGAATCGTCACGATACTATCACGTCAAAGAACCAAGGTCTGCGATGACCGCAAATTCCAGTTTTGGTTACACGGCGAGCGCAAGCAGTCAATATAGTGGAAGTTATCAACCTTATGAAGCATTTAATGGTAAGTATAAAACAGTCAACGGCGATTCATGGATATCTTATCTAGATAGCTACGTAACCACTACAGGGTTACCAACAGATGGTACAGACAGTTTTCAGGGGACAAATGGTTCTTGGCTAAAAATACAATTACAGAATACCTTTAAAGTACAGTATGTAAAGATATACC